GAAAAACATATTTTAAATGAAATCTTATCTATATTTGAAAATAGGGGATTAAACGTTAAATTTAAATCAGGTAAAAACTTAAATTTTGAATAAAATACTACATACATATGACAAATAGTGATTTAGAGATGGGAAATAAACTTTTATGTACTTTTACCCCAGAGGAAAGTGTAGATAACTTACTTAATTATATAACAAAACAATACGCGTTAACTAGCAATAAAGTATTTGTATTATATATTAAAAGTAACAATGAATATGTTATAACATATAATCTTGACTCAATAAATAGTAATATGTTAGACAACACCATTTCGGTGCATCGTAAAAAAGAATCTAACACTTTGTATACTTTAAACGGATTAAATGAAATAGTTAAAGCATTAAATAATGGTATAGTAGATCCTAAATTCCCAATTAACTGGGTCCATTATAGAAATAGTGTTATATTAACTAGAGAAGGAGAATTAAAAATACTCAAAACCAAACTATACAAAATTATTGATCTCTAATTAAAACAAGTTTGGCTATTTAAAATAAGTTACGTATCATATAGGAAACACTAATAAATAAAGTTATATATTATGGATTTAAAAGCAATCAGAAACAAGATGCAGTCGCTTAACTCCAAGAACACAGGAGGTGCTAAGCGAGAAAAAATTGACTACAGTACTATCTACTGGAAGCCTAAAAAAGAAGGTAAATATCAAATTCGTATTGTTCCTTCAAAACACACCCCACAATTCCCTTTTAAAGAGTTTATGGTACATTATGGATTTGGAAAATTTCCAATTGCAGCATTAACTAACTGGGGTGAAAAAGATCCTATTGTTGAATTTTCTAAAAAATTACGTCAAAGTAATGACCGGGAAGATTGGTCAGTAGCTAAACAAATTGAACCTAAAATGAGAATTTTTGCTCCTGTAATTGTTAGAGGAGAAGAAGACAAAGGTGTACGTTTATGGGAATTTGGTAAAAATATTTACCTACAACTTTTGGGTATGGCTGATGATGAAGATTATGGTGACTATACTGATGTAAGTGAGGGTAGAGATTTTACAGTTGAGATGGTAATGGGTGATGTTGGCGGAAGACAAGGTTTAAAACCCACACTTAGAATTAAACCAAAACAAACTCCATTAAGTCAAGATGCAGATGATATTGATAAATGGCTTGATAACCAGCCTGATATTCTTGAAATTCAATATAAGATGGAATTTGACCAAATGAAGGAAGTACTACGTAAATGGTTATCACCAGAAGATAGTGAAAAAGAAGATGAAGAAGAAGATGTTGAAGAAGTAAAAGCTCCAGTAGTCACAAAACAAAAATATCAAGCTCCAGCTAAACCAGATAAATCAAAATCATTTGATGATTTATTTGAAGACGATTTACCATTCTAAATTATAAATAAACAGTCATGGCTAAAAGACTTAACAAATCTTTAATGGAGACCGTCTCCAAAGAAATTAAATCTAGTTTTAACCTAAATTCATTTAAGGATAAAAAAGGATTAATTTCAAATGTGAAATTTAAAGAGCAAAAATGGATTCCATTTTCTTCTGCTCTACAAAAAGCTTTATCACTACCAGGTATTCCTATGGGTCATATTACAATGGTTCGAGGAAAATCAAACACAGGTAAATCCACTTTATCTATTGAAACAGTTATAGCCGCCCAAAAATCAGGAATTCTACCAGTTATCATTATTACTGAAATGAAACATTCTTGGGAACATTGGAGAACTATGGGGTTTGAGATGGAAGATGTCCTTGATGAACAAGGTAATATTATTGACCATAATGGATTTTTTATCTACCGAGACCGTAGTACTTTAAGCTCAATTGAGGATATAGCTGTATTTATAGCTGACTTGATTGATGAACAAAAGAAAGGAAATCTACCTTATGATCTTTTGTTTATGTGGGATAGTGTAGGTTCTATACCATGCCAGCTAAGTTTAGATCAAGGGAAAAATAATCCAATGTGGAACGCAGGAGCAATCGCTACTCAATTTGGTAACTTTATTAATCAACAAGTTGTTTTATCTAGGAAAGAAAATTATCCTTACACAAACACATTATTGATTGTAAATAAAACAGGAGTAGCACCTGCTGAAACACCTATGTCTCGCCCTAGAATGACTAATAAAGGTGGTGATACATTCTATTATGATTCATCTTTAGTGTTAACATTTGGTAACATCACTAACGCTGGTACTTCTAAAATTGAAGCCCAAAAAGATGGAAAGAAAGTAGAGTTTGCTTTACGTACTAAGATTGCCTGTGATAAAAACCACGTTAATGGTATTACAACTAAAGGTACTATCATTAGTACAGTCCATGGTTTTATTCCAGATGATGCTAAAATAGTTTCTAAATACAAGAAAGAACATGCTCATGAATGGATTGACATTTTAGGTAAAGGTGATTATGTTATTCAAGAAGATGATAGTGAATGGAGTGAAAAAGAACATATAACTGATATCTTAGAAATTGATGAATAATTTATAATCTTTTTTGTTAGTCTTTTTGTTATTTTTATAATTTCTGTAATATATATAATTGATGGGACGAATTAAAAAATATCTCACTGAAGAAGAAAAACTTCAAGCTCAAAAAGAATGGAGTAAAAAATATTATTGGAAAAATAAAGAACAAGAAGATGAAAAAGCCAGAAACAGGTATTACAGGAATTTACAAAATAACCAATCCTAACGGTAAAGTTTATATTGGAAAAAGTAAAGATATTATAACAAGATATTACAAATATAATAATTTAAAATGCGAAAATCAAAAAATTATATATGACTCTCTTAAAAAATATGGTCCTGGAAATCATATATTTGACATCATAGAGGAATGTGATATTTCTTCTTTATCAGAAAGAGAAATTTTTCATAAAACACAAATGATTAAAACCTTAGGAAAAGATAATATTTTATTTTGTTTTATAGATGATGGGGAAGCAGGACCTAAAATCCAATCGCCTGATTCTAATGTTAAACGATCAAGATCTTTAAAAGAATATTATATAAATAATAATCATTCTATGAAGAATAAAAAAAGAGATATAGAATTTAAAATAAAACATTATAAACCTATTCTTCAATATGATCTAAATGGAAACTTTATAAAAGAATGGCCTTCTCAACTAGAAGTATATAATATTTTAAAAATAGATATAAATAGTTGTCTCCAAAAAAAGTATAAAACATCAGGAGGATTTCAATGGATATACAAAAAAGAGAATATATTATTAAATATAGGAAGGGTTAAAGGAAAGATAAAAAGAACTGAAGAACATTGTATTAATATAAGTAAAAATAAAATAGGAAAAGGATTAAAGTCTATTCTTCAATATGATCTAAATGGAAACTTTATAAAAGAATGGCCTTCTCAATCATGTGTTTCTAAAGAATTAAATTTTAATATCTCAGCAATCAATTTATGTTTAACAGGAAAAAGTAAAACCTCCAATGGATTTCAATGGATATATAAAAATTAAAGTATAATGAATAAGAAAAATTTACTAGATTTATTAGACAATGTTACTAATGAATTTTCTGAAAATAAAAATGTATTAGTGATTGATTCCTTAAATCTATTCTTTCGAAACTTTAGTGTAATTAATACTTTAAATAATAAAGGAGATCATATTGGTGGATTAGGAGGATTTTTAAAATCATTAGGATATTTAATAAAACAAACTGATCCTAGTCAAATTTATTTAGTGTTTGATGGTGAGAACTCTTCTCTTAATCGAAAGAATATCCTCCCCGAGTATAAATCGGGGAGGGCTTCTATTCGGATAAATTCTAAAGGAATATTTGATGATAAAGATGAGGAGATTGATTCACAAATTAATCAAATATCTAGACTATTTCAATATCTAAAAGTTCTACCTGTTAAACTACTTGTATTAGAAAAATCTGAAGCCGATGATATTATAGCTTATTTATCCTCTGTATTAACTGATAATAAAATTTATATTGTTTCTAATGATAAAGACTTTCTCCAG